ATCTGGATTTGGGAATGGTCCATGCGAAGAAGTTTGTTCTTGAGAGTTTCAAGAGGGTAACGACATCTTTGGTAGACGACAACTACAAGGACCAGCTCATGCGATGGTGCCAAGCACTCAAGTATGACCTTCCGGAGTACAAGGTTGTTAATCAAGTCAATGGTCAGTTTTGCATTATGGTAATTGTCGATGGTATGGAGGGTGGCCTTGGATGTGCATTGACTAAAAAGCAAGCTGAGCAAAATGCGGCCGAAATACTACTTAAGACGGATCCTCGTTTCAAGAATAAGACGGTTCCCATCAATGGACCTCGAGAGCGCAAGACTGACGGAGAGGGCCCGGGAACTCATTGCGGCTGAATACGCCGAACAAAGAAGTGAAGAATGGTTAGAGCTTCGTGAGCAAATGATCACCGCAAGCGATGTCGCGAGTGCAATTGGTGATAATCATTATGAAAGTCAAGATTCATTTGTGAAGAAAAAGGTTATGAAAATAAAGTGGGCTGGGAATGCAGCTACCGAACACGGGACTTTGCTCGAGCCTCTCGTGCGTGACATGTATGATGCTCGTACGGGCCGCAAGTCCCACGAGATTGGTCTGGTTCGGCACCGACTTTATCCATGGCTTGGAGCGTCCCCGGATGGCGTAACGGAGGACGGGTTGCTCATCGAGATCAAGTGCCCTTTGACTCGTAAAATTGAAGCCAAAGTTCCAAAGTATTACTTTCCACAGGTCCAGCTCCAGTTGGAGATTACAGACCTAGAAGAGTGTGACTTTATTCAGTACAGGCCGGGGGGTACTAAAACAGAACGCAAAGAATGTAGGGCTTGTAATGCAGGAATTTTTGGAAGCTGTGACTGTGAGACCATTACTGTTCCAGATCCTGAAAAGCCGGAGCAGTTCGTCGTAGTTCGAGTCAAGAGAGACCGCGAATGGTTCGCCAAGAATCTTCCTATTATGAAACAAGCGTGGGACCGCATAGTCAAAGGACGCACGGTAGGTCTGTGCGATATTGTGGAGGATCCTGTACCTTTCGATCCTTCCATAAAGATTGAAATAGTATGTAATATAATAGAAGATGGAGTGCCCTCACAAGCACAAGATCCTCAACTGTAAAGAGTGTAAAATGAACTGCTGTGTTAAATGTATTCAACTTGAGGCACATAAGTGCCCAATGTTGCATACACGAATTCAAGCTCAAAAGAAAGAACTCGAAGTAAAATTAGTAAAAGTTGTGGCCTCTAAAATTTCATCTTTTTAGAAACCAGAAAGAGACCGAGTGCGATAACAGCCAATATTATTATGGTCGTGTCATCTCCACGTCCTTTAAGTTTATTTGTATATCCGTCATCAAACTTTGACTTGTTACCGATCCAGTTCCAGGGCATTCCTGGACGGTACCAAGTTACAGTTCCGTCAGAGTATTCAAATTTTCGGCTCGGAAAGGGATTGAATGGTGCCGGGTTGGCACCTGCTGTCTTTACGTACATCGCCCCTGAGTTGTTCATGTTAGGGTTATCGCTGCCGTCTGGGGTTTCATTTACCTCCATAGGAGTCTCATCCATTCCGGAGAGATAATTTACCCCATCGACATTGTACTTTGTGGAAAACCCATCGTGAGGTATGCCATAGTCTCCTGTCCATGAAGTCGGATTTATCTTATTCATTTTGTTGTTATCACTGAGCATCAATCCAGACGCCATCTTAATAAACACTCACATTATTTTCCTTGTAAAATTTGGTCTTGACCTTTTCCCTGTGGAGCTCCCACATCCTGTCTAGGTCAATATCTAGCATAAATGCCAATTGAAAAAGATAACTAAAAACATCGCCCATCTCCATCATGATATCTGTGCCCTTGTCCTTTTTCAGACCAGACTTTTTGTACATCCTCTGCTTCTGTCGAATGGCACTCGCGAGCTCGCCATTCTCTTCTGTGTAGAGCATCCATACCGCACTGATTGGGGCTTTGTCCCACCCTTTCATTTGGCACATTTTGGCCGTTTCATCCTTAAAAGTATTCATACTTATATAACATTCGTTCGGGCCTTTTAAGCCGTGAGGTGCGCGAGAGGTTTCCGCCATTTCCACGTAATATATATGAAAATAAGTAGCAACAGGAACTCCGAGAAAAGTTTCGCGCCTTCGATGCGATTCTCACGCGTTGTCTGCTTCTCCATATAGGGCACGACGACTAGTAGGCTGAATATACGAATGAGACGATCTATCGCAAAGAATATGAGAAAGCCGAAGAGTATTTCATCGAGGCCTTTCATCTATACTAATTAGAGATTTTACTTCTGGGAAGCCTTGTAAATATAGTATATAGCCGCAAGGCAAATGACTATATTAGCCAAGTTGAATCCTGTCTGACACATGGCGTTCTTCTTGCAGACTGGAGCAGACATCCAGTTGAGTATCATCTGAGCAAGACAGCATGCGAACAGGATCATTATCATCTGAGTAAGATCGGCCATCTTGATATATTCGAAGATTATTTATGGGTTTATGCCAAACTTGTTGTTGATAGGTATCTTGTTACCATAAGTGCTCGTGCTAATGGGTATATCGTTTGGTATGCGATTGCTGGCGATATCGCGCAGGTACACGAGCTCCTGGAGCAAGGACGTGCTGATCTTTTCGGTTGTGCGCTTTACTACATCTTTGTTCATATCCTCGACCTGTTGACGAACATTATTGAACCCATCATGAAACTTGTCGGCCCACACAACCTTCATATACGAGTCCACAGCCGAGTAGCTCTGGCGGGCAATGGAAACTCCAGTCTTGTCCTTTACTGAACTAATAATATCATCCTGAATTTTCTCCTTGTTAAAATCGGAAAAGTATGCGTCGGCTAAAGGCGAACTAAGATACCTCGACGCCATTTAATTTAGACTGGGATAAAAAAAACAGACGATGTCTTATAAATGAAGGTCATCAAGAGATCCGGAGATGCGGTCGAGATGTTGTTCGATAAGGTTACTACCAGAATTCAGAAACTAAACCAAGAACCCGAGTTTGCACCTCTCGTGGGGGTGAATCCTGCCAAGGTGGCCCAGAAGGTATTTTCATCAATGTATGACGGTATTTCAACTTCAGAGATTGATACTCTAAGCGCCGAGGTGGCTATTGGTATGATTACTGAAGACCCCGATTATGAAACTTTAGCTATGCGTATCACCGTCTCGAACCTCCAGAAAACCTGCCCGAAGACCTTTTCTGGTTCCATGATCGAACTCTACAAGAAGGGTATAGTTTCTGAGAGTTTTATGAAAACCATCTCTCTGTCGATAGACTCTTGGATCGATCACTCGCGAGACTACCTTTTTGGGTACTTTGGGGTCAAGACGCTCCAGAAGGGGTACCTGAACGAAAGCGAGACTCCTCAGTACCTCTTCATGCGCGTCGCTCTGGCTATTCACGGGTTCGATCACCCTCGCGTTCGGGAGACTTACGAACTGATGTCCCAAAAGTTTTTCACACATGCGACACCGACTCTATTCAATGCCGGTACAAACAAGCCCCAGATGTCAAGCTGTTTCCTGGTAGCCATGAAGGATGATTCGATCGAGGGCATCTATGAGACACTCAAGGAGTGTGCTCATATTTCCAAATGGTCCGGCGGTATCGGAATTCATTGCTCGAATATTCGGGCGCGCGGATCGCCTATCAAGGGTACCAATGGGATAGCAGATGGTATAGTTCCTATGCTGCGCGTCTTCAATAACACTGCCCGATATGTGAATCAGGGTGGTGGTAAGCGCAAGGGGTCCTTTGCAATTTACCTAGAGCCTTGGCATGCCGACATTATGGAATTTCTAGATCTTCGACTGAACCAAGGAGATGAGGAGGCCCGGTGCCACGACCTGTTCACGGCTCTCTGGATTCCTGATCTGTTTATGAAGGCTGTAGAGAAGGACCAAGACTGGCATCTGATGTGTCCCAGTCAGTGCCCGGGTCTCACAGATGTTTATGGGGCTAAATTCGATGAACTTTACAGCAAGTATGTTCTCCAAGGAAAGTTCACACGAGTCGTCAAGGCTCGAGACATCTGGAACGCATGCCTCAAGTCCCAGGTCGAGACTGGGACGCCCTATATGTGCTACAAGGA